TGATAAGTACAACCAGGAACATCTATATCTGGTGGTTCAGTTACAGTAATATAATGATGACTATAAGGTTCTGGAACGTCAGGAATATATATCTCAGGAATACTAATATCAGGTATTTCCAATTAAATTCCTAACCCTTTGGGTATTGGTAAAGATTCTCCTGTTGTCTTAGGTAATCCTTTATCCAATAGTTTTGGCATCATGTCTTGTACATTGCCAAGTATTTCATTCATTACTCTTGATTTAAACTGTTCTGAAGTTACATACCTGTAACCTATTACGCCTGTGGCAGTCATGGAAGCTACCATAACAAATGAGATGATACTTAAAATTTGATAGATGCGATTTAGCATATATTTAAAAATTTTTATGTTACTGCTAATTATAGGTATAGCACCAGTTTATGTCATGGCAGGGATAACGCACAGAAAATTATTTAACACCATTAAGTCTACTTGACCTTGTTTTACACGCACCAGAACAATATATCCTACGTTGTTCCATAGTATTAAAAGTTGCACCACAAACAGGACACTCTTTTACAAGTATCCCTTCTACTTTTTTACGTTTTTTTCCTCTGTCTGTTCTTTATTAAATTTTTTCAATAACAGTTGATATGCTTGCACTCCACCTTCTAAACGTAGAATATACTGTTTTTGATTAATAATTTCCTGTTGCCATTCAAGAATTTGTTTTTCTATAATTTCTTTCATTATGATAATCCGATAATGCAACCTAAACCAGATATACCATTATTAGCACCTGTTGAACTATCACCAAAAGTACCTGTCATATTGACTTGCGTTCCATGAGTTCCAAAATAATAAGCATGATGATGTCTTTCATTCGTTCCATTATCTCCTTCTCCTATTTGTGTATAAGCAGGTTCTGACCCTCCTTTGTTGTAGTCAATAACATCAGATGAAATATTAGAAGCATTAGAAGCAGCAATTCTTAAAACGTGTGATGCTGAAGTTGTGTTATCTGGTGCAAGGTTTAAGGCTGAAGTAACATTTTGACCACTTGTATTAGAAAAACCAAGACTTTCAATGTTCACATATTCAACATTATTAACACCATCAAGAATTATTCCTGAATACGAAAAGTTACCATGACTTGTACTTGTACTATCTATAAATTGAATTGTATAATCATCTGTTGAAGCATTAGCACCATCAGCTATTGCTGTCCAAATAGATGTTGCGTTATATTCTGTCGCTGCATAACTTCCTCGATAAGTAAGTGCTGTAGTTGCACTATTATATTTTAAGTTTAATGTAACTTCTAGGCTGCTTGAATTAAAATGATTACTCCAATGGCTTTGACTTCCACCACTATATCTATAAGTTGCGATAATAACAAATAATCTTTTTCCTGATGTGGTAACTACTGGTATATCATTCCACAATTCATTCGCATCACTATCAGAGTTCATATTTCTTGAGACATCAGACCCTGTAGGTGAACTGCCTTCGTCATAGTAATGTTCAGCAGTTGTTAAAACTACACTTGTTAGGTTAACAGTAACTGATGTAGCCGTGAAGGATGCACAATCTATACCAGTAACTCCCTGTACTGCATTAGTATCATCGGAACCACTTGGATCTGTATAAGCTACCGTAACTGTTTGACCTGTTGTTATTGCAGCAGATAATGTTAATTCAATGGTTGATGTATTACTACCTCTAGCAACAGCAGTTATAGTTGCAGCAGAACTATTAACAACAACAGCAAAGGCAGATGCAGCAGCAGTTGTAGATGATAATGTTTGATTGTAAGTTAGTATAACTTTTGTTCCATCATAACTCGTAGCAGCAGATTGGAATACTGGAGCTGCGGCATTATTTGTTACTGAAGTGGCACTTAAAGAGATAGCATCAAGTCCATCAGAGTCTTGTATAGCGTTAGCATCATCCGAGCCACTTGGATCGGTATAAGCAACTGTCACTGTCTCACCAGGTTGAATCGCTGTTTGCATTGTTAATTCAACGGTTGCTCCAGAAGTTGCAACACTGGAAACAGTAGAAGACGAACCATCAACTACAACAGCAAAAGCAGATGTAGCAGCAGTTGTTGCTGATAGTGTCTTGCTATAAGTAAGTATGACTTTTGCTCCATCAGTACTTGTTGCCGCAGATTGAAAGGCTGGAAAGACTAAATCACTACCAGACAATGAAGTAGCTGTTCCATTCCAATCTGTTGCGCCTTCTTTAATAAGGAATTGATCAACAGCACTCCAAGTAAGTGCGGCTGTTTTTACATAAACACTTGTAGCCGTTGACCATGTACTTGCACCTGTTTTTATATAAACAACATTAGGTGGATCACTTAGAGCAGTACTATGTGGTAAAACAAATACTTGACCAAAAGGACCAATAAATTCTGTTTCTGTTCCTTTTGCAGCAACATTACAAAATACACCAAAAGGACCAACAACATCTAAAGTTTGTAAATCGGGTTTTGTTTGTAGAGCCATTTATTCTTCCTCTGCTTCTTCTGCTAATCTTGCTGCTTCTTCTGCTGCTTCTAGTTGTTTGGTAATTATAAGATCAGCAGCCCTTTGCTCTGCAACTTTTTGTACATCTGCATCTGTAGGTTCTGTATCAAAATTACCATAGAAAGAATTGCCATTCTCATCTTCTGCAATAATGATCCAATCCCCTGCTGGTCTGTGATCTTTTGTTTTTATTGTGTAAGTCATTAGGCTTGTGTTACTGAGAATGTGTCAACGTGTACTGTTTGATTTGTTTGTTGTGCTAATAATAAAGCATGAAATGTTGCAACACCACTAACAGTAGGAGTGAAAGTTAAAGTTACTTGTTCCCATGCGTCAGCAGTACCTCCAGAAGTAACTTTTTGTTTTAGGTCAGTTGTTATACCTAAATGTAAATTAGGTCTTGCTAATAATGCCAAACCACATTCATCGTGAGTACCAGTACCTGAACTAGTAGCTGATCTTCTAATATAAACTGATGCTGTTACCTGTGCATTTGCATATACTGCTACTTCTGCAAGCTTAAATTGAATAGGGTGGTATAGACGATCCTGAAGATTACTTACATTTTCAAGCGGACTATATTTCCAAGAATAACCACTGCCAGATTGAGTTATCGACGAATCACTTACAACTAACCCATTATGGTAATAAATCCTGTGGTCATTAGCTGTATTGTCATAATTTATAAATGTAAAACTTGGTTTTCTATCATGTGGTATGCCTCGGTCATGATTAACACCATCAAACAAATTTACATTTGTAAAAGTACAATTAACATACGAAAAACATTTTTCCCAATATACATCGTGTAATGTAGTATTTTTAAAAGTGCAATTATATAATCTTGCATTTTGTAGACTTTCAGAAGCAGTACTTTTGTAAAATATATTAATATCTGCTCTACTTGCCGTTCCATTAAAAGTACAGCCTGAAAAATATGAAGGTTCATTATTACCACCAGTTTCATGATAATATTGACTGTTTGTAAATTGAGAATTTACCCATAAAGCACCATTAGCACCATCGCTATCGCTATTATCTACCTCACATCCAAATACTTTGCAATTCTCAAATTTAATAGGAACAGAAATAACCCATTCCCGCATATACATAATATGACAATTAGACCAAAGTGCGGTTGGTGAATGACCACCATCTGTTAATTCGTTTTTAAACATCCCACAAGCTAGACCGATATCAGACATTGATGTGGTTGAGTGAACAGCCATAAGCATATATGCAAACGCAAATTGACTTAACCAAGTCATTGCATTAGTGTCCTGTGTACTCATATCAGTGGTATTCCAACCGCCACTAACCGTAACACTATCAACAGTGTTTACAGCAATTAGGTTTTTAGCAGTGTCTTCACTAGAGTTATAATATGTGGCATCAGGTGTATATGGGTCTACCTTGTATGTAGTAACTGTGCCTGTAGTTTCATTGTGTCTAAGGTTATTACGTGCAGAAGTACTAATGCCACCAACATCTATCCCACCATTTACTGAACCAGGGCTTGATTGTGTAGCATTAAATTTTAAAATTACAATATTATCTACAATTCCATCAATACCATAATAATGAGATGAATTAATATTTCCTTTACTAATAAGACTTCCTAAATGCAAAGAATCTGCTGATGATTTTGCTTTACACGCAATAATATTTTCTAACATAATTTCAGTACCAGAGCCTTCAACTGCAATATCCGCATATAAAGCAACTGAATTTATATTGCTACCTAAATTTGCACCGTTATCATAAGTCCACCAAAACCAATCATCTTGGTCATCACCGGCAGGTGGCGTTATTGGTATCGTATTTACAGTAGTATCACCTTGATTGTCACTGCATAATCTTAAAGAAAAAACACCACTATCATTTCTTTGACCTGACGCTATAGAGTCCCAAATATATCTTAAACTTATCTGTTGATAACCACTTAAATCTAAAGTGCTATCTAATGCACAATAAGCTACTTTACCTACAGAAGCAGTGCCTGGTTTAAAATGTCTTGATGCGTATCGCTGTGTTTTGTAATAACCACTTCCTGTACTGCCCTCTATATCTGTTGTACCTTGCACGGCAGTCCACGGTTTACTTGTTCCAGTACCGCTTGATGAACCGTTTTTCGCACTTAAACCATTACTGCAAAGAATATTTTTTATAGGACTACTTGCCAGCTTTACACAAAATTCACTTACTTTATAAAGTGATTCAGATTGATTGTGTTGTGGTTGACTTTCTGTGCCATCTAATGTGAAATTATTATCATCAACTTTAGTTACCGCATAAAAACCATAAAAATTATTATCATTCACACTGTAGCTTGCTGTTCTTAATATAACATCACCAGTTATTAAACCATGAGCAGTTTTAGAACAACTAACAGGGTTGCTGTCATTACCTTTTGTAAAACTTACATTTGCAATTTCTTTATCTTCTTGTCTACTACTAGTACCAACATTTGCAGTCCATGTTCCATTACCTAAAGATGTAGGCGTAGATTTTATTACCCTTACTTCATCACCATTACCTACCGCACCATAATTAATTAAAGTTTTTCTTCTATTAGCAAAAGATTGTCCATTATTAGAATCGTTTCCATTTAATGGATCTACATAAAAAACTGTCATTAATACTTAACCCATAAATCGCCTACAGCACCATCACTACCCGTAGGTGCAGATGATGATGCGTAAATTTTTCTCATACCAGCAGTAGCAACAGCAGTCGAATTAGCAATAATAGTACCTGTACCACTAATATTATTTGCTTGCATATCTAAGTTGCCTCCTAGTTGTGGGGTTGTATCTTCAACTAAGTTACTTATTCCACTGCCACCACCACCTCCACCACCTGATATTGTAATTGTTTTTGTCGCACCTGTACCTGATGCTGTGACTCCAGCACCAACAAAGTTTAATGTAGTTGCTGTTGTAGATAATGCTGATCCTTCATCTTGTACAGTTACACCACCACCACCACCACTTGCAACTTCAGCATCAACATATGCTTTAATTGATTGTTGCGTAGCAAGTTGTGTGGCACTATTACTTGCCATATCATCTTCATCTAAAATAGCTGAACCTGAAATACCTGTATTTAAAACAGCAGAAGTTAATGTTTTATTAGTAAGTGTTTGTGTTGCTAGTGTTCCTACAATTTCTTGATCTGCACCTGCTGGCAATGTTAATACATTAGTTACACTCGCACTATGCGGTTGTGCTTTTACAGTCTGTCCATGTGAATTGTTTTCACAATTAAAAACTAATGTACCTGCATTTGTATTACCTTTTAAGATTGTTTTTCCTGTTCCATCAGGAGCAAGTTCAATATCACCATTTGATGTAGTTACAATATCCTGACCATTAACATCTAGCGATCCGCCAAGTTGAGGAGAAGTATCTTCACTTAAGTTTTGTAAATAACCAGAGGGAACAGAAGTTAAGTATGTATTTGTATCAACTGTATAACTACCAGCACCAGTACGTTTTAAAAAACCATTGGATGTAAAATCACCATCCATTAACGCACCAGCAGCAGCAACATTAGTTGCATCTGTCACATCTGCACTTGTTTCTATTCCATCTAATTTTGTTCCATCTGCTGCAACATCTCTGCCATCTACAGTTCCACTAACAGTAATATCTCCTGTTACTCCTATATCACCTGATGTTATTGCACCAGTAGCAGTCTCAGATCCTGACGCACCACTATAAACAGTAATACCTGTTGATGATGTTATTAGCCTTCTATCTCCATGATGATATAAGGAAACATAACTATCATGAAGCCCAGTAAAATAAAGGTTAGCATCTGTGTCTCGTAACTCTAAATTTTCTGCTTGAACTATTAATGAGCCAGCACCTGTTTCATTTATAACTGAATGATTACCAGATGCTTGATGATAAATTTCTAAATTTCCACCAAATATTGCTTTAGCATTGTCTGCAAATTCTAATGCGTTATCTGATTTATCCCAAACTGCGTTGTAATTAGCACCTGTTAAAGTTAAATCTCCATCTATTGTTCCTCCAGATGTAATATCTGTGTCTGTAGAAGCAATAGTGACAGTATCATTACTAGCATTAGTTGTAATCGTGACATTACTTCCAGCAGCAATATTTAAAGTATCAGTAGTACTATCAGCAGCTACGGTATCTTGACCAGATACTGCAATATTAGAAAAAGCATTTTGATTTGCATCTCCACCGCTACCAGCAGCAGACCATTCAAGACCAGTTGCAGTGCTGCTATTAGCTTTTAAAACATAACCATCAGTACCAGCAGCTAAAGCAGTAGGATCTCCTGAACCATCTCCAACAAGTAATTCACCTTTACCATCAAGGTCACTATTCATGACAGCACCTGCTGCATCTACATTGGTTGCATCAGTTACATCAGCACTAGCTTCTATACCATTTAACTTAGTGTGGTCAGCATCTGTAAATACATTAGAATCTGAAGCAGCTTCAACAGCAGCCCTTATTTCAGCATCTGTTTGGTCTGCCGTAGCATTTGTTTCAATACCGTCAAGTTTTGTTTTATCTGCTGAACTCATAGAACCAGCAGCACTTGTGGTGGCAGCAGAGATTCCTATAGCAGGTGTTGTACCACCACTAGAAGTAATAGGTGATGTACCACTAACTTCTGTTACTGTTCCTTGATTAGTTGTAAAACCTGCACCGTTTGTTAATTGATTGTTATTAGTAGGAATTGTCGGTTTATTTTTTATAAAAGCATCATTTGTATTGTCAGTTTCATTAAAGTCAGCTTGTACATTAACTTCTGCACCTGATGCAATACCATTTAATTTACTTTGTTCAGCATCTGTAAAAGCATTTGTATTACTATTATTTTCGTATGCAGTCTTTATTTCACTATCAGTTTGATCTGCTGTAGCACTAGCTTCTATAGCATTTAGTTTTGTATGGTCTGCGTCTGTAAAAGTATTAGAATCAGAAGCTGCTTCTACTGCTGCTGCTATCTGTGCAGCCGTTATAGCTCCTGTATTGCCATTAACAGATAATACAGCACCTGTAGGTGTCAAAAGTTCAGTAAAATCTGCCATCGTGCCAGCAGTTCCACTATTTTTTACATAAGATTTATTTTGATCTGATCTGACAACAATATCGCCTTCTTGAGTTGTAAGAGCTAAATGTGCAGATTCATTTGCTGCTGTCTGTACAGTAGTCAAAGCTATTTGATCTACATTAAAAGTAGTACCAGATAGACTTAAACCTGTTCCAGCCGTATATGTTGTATCACTACTATTAGCATCAACATAAGCTTTTACTGATTGTTGTGTTGGTACTTTAGTTGCACTATTGGAAGCCATATTATCTTCATCAACAACAAAACCCATTCCAGCAGTACTGTTGTCACTGTTCATTACAGCACCTGCTGCATCTACATTAGTCGTATCTGTGACATCTGCACTAGCTTCTATTGCTGCAAGTTTTGATTTTTCAGCATCTGTGAAAGCATTAGTATTAGACTCACCTTCATAAGCTGATTTAATTTCAGCACCTGTTTGATCTGCTGTAGCTGAAGATTCAATACCATCTAACTTACTTTTATCACTAGCAGACATAGAACCTGCTGCACTAGTTGTAGCTGCTGTAATACTTATAGCTGGTGTAGTACCACCAGAAGAAACTATAGGGCTTGTACCTACAACAGAATTAATACCAGAACCTGCACCACTATCAACTATCTCTTGCATACTAAACAAGAGTTGATCTGAATTAGTATCTAAATCAGCTTCTGTAAGAACACTACCGTCAACAAAATCTACTTTTTTAGATCCTATAGCGGTATCTCTTTGAAACCTAATAGCAACACCATTACCAGGTGCATTACCACTAGTGAATGTAATTTGATTTGCACTTGTAAATGTGTAATGGGTATTTATAGTTTTTAAAACATTACCGACAGTAACATCTACTTCTGCTTGTGAAAGGTAAGAAAAAGATACAGTAAAAGGGCCAACACTGCCATTACCTGTGTGGTTTGTAAAAGATGCAGCAGTGTTAGTAGCCATGATTAGTTAGTGTTAAGGGCTTCAAAAGATTTAAGGATGTCGTTGTTAGCTTCTTGCCTAATAGCAGATTGCAACTGTTGATATTCTAAAGCACGTTCTTTATTTTTACTTAACCATATTTGTTTACCTGCTTTTTTGTATTTATTTACAATATCTCTCAAAATATCTTCAGCTAAATCTCTATTAGCTTGTTGTGCTTTAACTTCTATATCCATATTGTTTTGTTCTATCATTTCACCCCTTACACTTTTCATAAGTGCTTGAAAATCTTTTTGTTGTATTCTGTTGTGCAAAGCTTTGACCATAGTTTGACCATTAATTTTCACAAAAGCAGTTTCTTCAATCAAATCAAGATGTTCATCATAAGTTAGTTCTATCCCACTTCCGATTGCTTTGCCACTAGGTAATCTTCCAAGAGTTAATTCATCTGAAGGTTGAGCTATCCTTGCACCTATATCATCAAGAGTTGTTAAGACTGTATTATTTATACTGCTTGTTTCTTTAATTGGATTAAGAACACTCATATTGTCAGGACCAAAACCAACTGGATATTCGATGATAGAACCAGTTATAAAGTTTCTCATTGGTCTTAAATTAGCTCCATACCCAGGTATTGTTGCTGCTAATTCGTTATGAAATTTTCTAAGTATTACAAAACCATCATCACCTGCTCTTACTCTCTTATCCATTATCTGATCATCAGTTGCTTTTGTTAATGATCTACCTAATGAACTGAAAGGATTAACAGTAGCTGCTGCTCTTCTGGCAAGCCAACTTTCCATTTTGTAAGGTTTCCCTAACAAATCAGCAAGTTCAGTAATACCTTGTAAATAAGTTTTATTGGTAATATTACGACCTAATGCAACTGAAGCAGCAACACCAAAATCATCACGATCCTGTTTGCTAAGACCACCTGTGATGGAAGCTGCATCAGCAGCCATCATAAGAAAAGAAGACCAAGGATCTAACCTTTTAAAACTGACATATTTATATCTAGGTTTACCATCCTTACCCATGCGTATATTACCATTTTCATCTTTTAAAAGAAACCTAAAACTGTAGGGTTGCCAGCCTGTAGCTCGTTTCTGATTGAGCATATTAAAGTCAGAAGGACCACCACCAGTAATTGCTAATTCAGACATAGGATCATTGATAGCTAATGCTGTGATACCTGCCACAGACCATATAGCACCACCAAGAATCATTTCACCTTTTGCTTTTGCTGCTACAGATGGATCAGTGCTTTTCAATGCTTGTCTGTATTCTTGTAAAAGCATATTCACACCAGGAGTTCTTCTTACCTGTGCCTTAAATATATTGATTGGTGTTCTTACAAAAGGAAAGATTATTCTACCTGCTGGATGCCTTGCTACTCCTTGTATTGCACCACCTAAACTACCTTCTGGTAAATCAGCAGTAAATGTAGTCTCAGCAGCATATTGCTGTGCTTTTTCGTATAAATCCAAAACAGACTTATCTTTAACATTTGCCATGCTGTTTTTATTAACAATTTCAATAGTGCCATCAAACTGTCTTTGTATATGATCTTGTAAATCAGCACCTTGCAAACCTTTCCTCATGCCATCTTCCCAAGCACTTGCTTTTACATAAGCTCTAAAATTTAACTGTTTAAAAAATTCATCTTCTGCAAGTAAAAAACGACTAGGCAAACGAATAATCGTACCAAAAGCATTAACTATATTTGCTAAATTACCATTACCTTCCATCCTTACTTGAAAGCGATCAGCATCTTGAATCATGGCACCAGGGTTAACAATATTATCTTCAATTTGAAAAGATAGTTTTGCACCTTTTAAAGAATCAGTAATAGATGAAATCAGATAATAAAGTTCCTTACCACCTCTGATAGCACCTGTCATATCACCTTGAGCAAAAGAACCAAGTGTTTGTTCTAGTGGTCTAGCCAAAGTATTTAAAGAAGTAGAAAGAATGTTGACAGCGTGTGTTTCTGGCCCTGATAATATTGAGTTTATAAATATTTCATTTTGTACTTTTAACCCTCTGATTATTTTGCTTTCATTCGCCATCTTTTGTAAGGCTTGAGGATTACCTTGTGCAGCTTGTAGTTTTTTTGTAATTAGTCTTAATTTTTTTAGTGATGCTTTATCACCTTGTTCAGCAGCATTTAGTATTTCTTCTAATGAAAATTCAGCTAACGGATCTGTAGGTTCTTTAACTGTTCCTCTAATATCAGTAGCTTGATCTATTGCTTTCTCTGTTGGTGTTCTACCTTTTAAATCTTCTACTGTAGCTGCTACTTTACCCACTCCACCACCTGCTCTGTTAGCAGCTAATGTTTGTGCAGGTACTGTTTTAAGTGGTTTGTTAAGAGTAATAAGACCATCTAATACTTTTGCTTCAGTGACAAATTGTTTTTTTAATTCTTGAAACCCTGCTTTGTTTCCAGCAGCCAAACTTTCATCCATTGATTTTGCTAATGAAGCTAGATTGATAGCGTTTTTATTCATTAGTTGATTCATTGCTATTAATGTTGCAGGTAAGTCTTCTTCTCCCCCTCTGCCATATCTAGCGTTAAATAATCTTGCAGATTCAATAACTTCTGCTGGTAATAGATCGTTTGCACTTTTGACCATATCAGCAAAAGTTCTTTTGTAAGGCCAAGCATTATTAGCGTCTAATTCTTTTATCTTGTTTGCTCTATCAATGATTAGTTTTTGTACATCAGGATCACCACCACCTGTAAGAGTAGTAGTTTCAAAATATTGTCCTTCTGTTTTAGTTTTTGTATTAAAAGTTGTATCTACTTTTTCACCATCTTTAACAACTTTGTTAGGAAGATTAAGATCGTCAATAATTTCATCACCAAGATTATCAACAACATTATCTGTCATTAATATTTCATCTCTTCTTGATAATCTTTTAATGACTCTTTCATATAACTCAGGTGTTTTTTTCATTGCTTTTACACCTAGACCTAAAGCAGTAAGAGCTTCACCTGCTAATAATCCACCAGTTGCCTGTCTAAAACGTGCTTCAGCTACACTTATTTCTTCTGGTGTTTTTGCTTTTAAAAGATCACTTATTGGAGTTGCAAGTCTTGGATGCTTGTCAATCATATTGAACAAGTTTTCTTCATAAGGGTCTTGCACGACAGCATCAGTAACAAAACCTGCAACAGCATTTCTAGCCCAAGCATTACCCATTCCTACTAGCTTTGTACCTTTCAATCCTTTACTAATAACACCAGCAGGTAGCAAGAACTGTGTTATAGCTTGTGGTACTGTATAAGCCCAATCTTCTTTATCACCTTTAATTTCAAGACCTAATGCTTGTAGATCTATAAGTTCATTATTATCGTATGGATTGCCAACAGCGTAATCATAAATATCATCTACAAATTCAACAGTTTCATTTACAGCTTTTAAAGGACCAGTTAAAGCACCTCTAATAACTTTAGAAGTAGTGGTTTGTTTTATTATCTCTTCATTTTTTTTAAGTTTTTCTCGAAACTTTTTACCAGCTTCTTGTCTGTTTTTACGAAAACGAGCTATTGGGTTTGAATTTGTCATGTTAATTAGTTAAAAACTTTTTGTAGGAGTTATTGTTATAAGCACTCCAAGCACCAAACCCTTGTTGATCGAATAATCGTTTAGCTGCTATTACATTAACAATAGGGTTATATAATTCATCTGTCGATTCTATTCCAAATAATTTCAATCTTTCTTCTAAAAACGCATCAATCATATTTAGTTGAAAAAGACCTATAGAAAATTCATTTTTCTTTTCTGGGTCTAAACCAGATTTCAC